CACCTGCCCGCTATTGTTAATGCCATAGGCATAGCTATACGTGCCACCCAAAGTGCCTAAATCTTGCATACTGCCGTTATATAAAAAAGCATGGTTAGCCGCATTGCCTGTGGTGGCGGCATAGCCCACCACCTGTCCATTGTCGTTTAAACCATTGGCAACACTATACGTGCCACCCAAAGTGCCTAAACCGGTGGCGGTTATACGGGGTGCGGCGAATACAGTGGCACTAGTGGTAAACACACCAATACTTAAAAGTGCTAACACGATAGCTTTGTAGGCCTTTGGCTTGAAAAGCTTCGGTTTTAGGTGTACGCAGCGTTGCTTGGCTGAATTGGTTTTCTGCTGCTGGGTTGTTGATAGACGATGGTGTTTCATAATTAGATGCTCCCAATTAATGATTAAATAGTGTGATAGGATTTCGAATAAAATAGCGTTGCATTAATGGAAGCTATTTTGGAAATGGGCTACTTATGATGCATTGTTGCAGAGCCAAACCAAACTGGGGGTAAGTCAAACCGAGTCTAAGCCAAAAAGGATCCATACTTCACAATAAATCAAAAATGTGACATTAAGATGAATCCGAATAGTTCTTTCGGACTATGCCAACCTCTGGTATTGGCTATCGGTGATTAAATTGGGGAGTCAGTTGTATCATGCATTTTGGGTCTATGACTGAATCAAATTTCAAATAATAATGACCGCTTTTGAGAGTGATGACTGTCTCAAATGGGCCGACTCAGGTCTTTCGACCCCAAAGCCAGCATGCCTCTAAGCGGTCATTCAAGGTATTTCCTTAACCACACAAAGTCATAAACTAAACCAAAATAATTAGATTTTGTGGAGAAATTAGCTCGCAAAATGAATTCTCTTAATATCCAGTAGATAATCCACGCTTCTCGGCCTCCATTCGCATATAAGCAAGAAATCCAGGTTCATCTAAATATTCACGAATATAGGTTAATGCCTGACTCATCGCATCAACCTGATCATCAAACTTCGCACTTGGGAAGGCTGTGAGCTCATGAATAAAATCATCTACCCAACGTGCTTGTGTCGGGAGGTAAACTTTGCCTGAATCAAAGATACTAGCTTGAGCAAATAGTCGACTTTTCTTATCTCCTTCTGGTCGGACTGGTTTCACACAGTAAATATCCTGCTCTTTCAAATCCTGGACCAGTTGAGTCCCAGAAGAGGCATCTTCAATCAGAATCGTTTTGGGTTTGTATTGATGATACGCGGCTAAAGCTGCGCGTCTTAATGTCGGGAAATCCATGCGTTCGCGTTTGATATCTAATAAATAGATTTTCTTATTTTTTATTCCTAAGGTAATACCCACTGAGAAATCAGAGAAATTGTTCACCTTACTTGCAGTATCCCAACTCTGCACAATCATCTCAAAGGATTCAGGAAGCTCATGAGGCTCATAACGCTGCAACCACTCATGCTTAATCATACCACCTCCCAATGGCACAGGGGATTGTTGATATTGACTGTAAAACTGATATTCAGACATATTGGCTTTGATGACAGCAAGTGTTTCCAAAGATTCGCGATCCCCATGAAGTGGAGAGCCAGGATGACGAATGACCTTACGTGATCCATAAACTGTTTCGTAAACATGTTCAGTGTATTCTTCTGCAATGGCTGGTAGGTTAATCACTTCCCACCCTCCTTTCTCCATTACATAACCAATTAAATCATCCAGATGTAAACGTTGCATAATGATAATAATGGCGCCATCCTTTTTAGAATTAAGTCGGGTATACGCTGTGCCATCAAACCAGGTATTCACGTTATTACGAATGACATCTGAGGGTGCATCATCAGGCTTTAGCGGGTCATCAATAATGAGAATGTCTGCTCCGCGGCCGGTAATACCGCCGCCTGTTGAGACTGCCATGCGCCCACCATTCTTAGTAGTATGAAAGTCGCTAGCTGATACCCGCGATGCTGCTAGCTTAGTATTGGGGAACACCTCTTGATACCAAGTCGCTTGCATGACCTGACGGCAATCGGTCGCAAGCTTAATAGCAAGATCACTCGCATAGCTTGCGCAGATGATTTTATGATGTGGATAGTGGCCTAGTAACCAAGCTGGGAAGGCCACTGAAGCACAAATGGATTTGAGGTTGCGCGGCGGAATATTAATGATCAGACGTTTAGTCTTACCTTCAGCCACCTCCTTTAATTTAGAAGCAATTAGATCAATATGCCAGTTATGTAAATATTCTGTTTGTGGGCTTAGCTCATGAAAGGCACGGCAAATAAAGCTACTAAGATCTAGACGCAATAGGGCGGCCATTTCATGGGGCTTGAAATTGAGACCAAGTTGTAAGCCATGATTGATTTCATCCATGTTTAGTTCCCTTCCTGTTGCGTTGGCTTTGGTTTGCCAATCTCTTCAGTATCTGATTGATTCACGCGTTGCAAAAGAGCACTTAGTACTTGGAGATCTTGCTCAGTGCTCAGTGCGGAAAGGCCATTCTTGCTCAGAATGGCATCCATACTTGGCATCAACTGCAACAATAAGCGAATGGAGTGAAGATCCCCTTGTGTAGCCTTGTTTGCGAGCTGCGTAGTAGCTGCCTCTAACTTAGTCACTTGCTTGGACGAACCATTGACCAGCACGGTCACTTTTTGCTCTAATGCCGCATTTAATACGGTTGCCCAGTTTTTGGTGCCCTTTGGACGTCCGTTAGGGTTTCCAGAGTGTCCTTTGACGAATTGATTGGCCTTAGGTGGTTTTTGATAGCCAACTTCATAGTCGCTTTTATCTTGTTGGCATTTATTGCCTTTTTTAACTGAATTAGCCATGTTAAAACTCCAATGTCGTTGTTTGTCTGAGTTGAGAGTGGGCGGTAAAGGTCAGGCCTGTGACTGCGTGAATAGCATCTGCACCAGTGGTGATTTGCCAACGGCGGATTGCCGTATCAACATAAGTCGACTCTAGCTCCATGGCGTAGCAGCGACGGCCCACACGCTCACATGCTAACAAGGTGGTGCCACTGCCTAAGAATGGATCTAGGATAATGTCATGACGTTTGGAGCAATCCAGTATTGCATCGGCAATCATCTGTGTTGGCTTGACAGTTGGATGCAGCGCGAGTAAATCCCCTTCTTCACCATGACGCATGGTCTGGATACCGCCGTAATTCCAAACGTTGGTTCGATAGCGTCCGAAGCGACCCAATTGCACATTGTTTTGGTGTGCGGTGGTACCACTCTTGTAAATGAGCGCTAGTTCATGTTGCGAGCGATAGAGACTGCCCATGCCAGCTTGGTTTTTCACCCAGACGCACATATTAAGAAGGGAGGTGTATACAGATTGCCCTGCAGCAATAATCTCGGGCAGATGGCGCCAGTCTATAAAGATGGTATGCACTGAACCTGCCATACTATTTGCTACCAGCAAATCAAAAGTGGTTTTTAAGAATTCGGTAAAGGCCTCTGATGACATTTCTCCAGAGGCCATAGCAAACTCTTGGTGTTTGATTTTGCCTTTACCACCGACGTGACCTTGCACCTTGACATTGTAAGGTGGATCCGTGATTACCATGCCAGCAACCTTTGTGTTCATGAGGTTTTCAAATGATTGCGCCTGCTGTGCATTGCCACAAAGCAAGCGATGCTTGCCTAGTAACCAAAGGTCGCCTAACTTTGTGACAGGCGGACCAGTTGGAACCTCTGGGATTTCATCGAGGCTTTCAACGTTGTTGTCTAGCCCTTCAATGCGCAAATCGATTTCACCGACAGTAAAGCCTGTGGCTTCTAAATCAAAGTCTAAATCTACCAAGGAGAGTTCTTTAAGCTGAATGGCTAGTAAGTTGTCATCCCAAGAGGCCATTTCTGATAGGCGGTTGTCTGCAATCGAGAATGCTTTGATTTGATCTGGCGATAGGTGACTTAAATGAATGACAGGGACTTGCTGCAAGTTAAGACTTTTAGCGGCTTCTACACGTGCATGGCCTGAAACAATACGGTTGTTAGCATCAATCACTACCGGGATATTAAATCCAAAGGATTTAATGCTCTTCGCTAAAGCTTTTAACTGTCTTGGTGAATGAATTCTTGGATTAAGTTGATTGGAGACTAAGTGATCAATACCGAGATATTGAATTGTGATTGTTGTGGTGACCATAATTTTTTCCTTTTAAAAAATATGGTCTTTATTTAATTACACTACAACTTAAAACTCCAATACACTTTTAGTCCAAATAATTACTGCCGAGCCCTGATACTAGGATGCACGAATGAAGGTCGTTCGCCTTCTTTGACGGTTAATATAATTTCACCACCATGTTCATCATAGGTTTTTTGTTCTGGTTTACTTGCTACTAAAATTGTTTCTACCTGCTCTCCCATTGTCTCAGCCAGAATACGTTTTACCGTTGTTATTGAGACTCTTGATTTAGGTAATTGGGCTAGCCACTCATCCCTGGCGTACTCAATAGCAAACTCATACTTAGCCCCTGCTTGTCGATGTCGAATAAAGGCCTCTTGAATAAACATGGCCCTGAACAGCATTTTGCCCGACTGAATGCCCTTAGACTTTGGTCTTCCCACTGGATTAGTCATTGAATTTTCTCATTTACTCTGAAGTACCCATCTTACGCTGTGCTTCGTGAATTGACTTGAACATAATCACTAATAGAGCGTTACTAGACTTGTCGCCATCTACTGAGATGGCAATTAACCCTAGGAGCTTCATATGCAAACTGTACTCGTCATCCCCGATAAAGCATCACTTCAATATGATTGGCTTAAGGTCTTTGGTCGCCCTGCCCCAACCGGTTGCCATCCTTCCTTTTTACACAAAGCCATCGAATGGCAAAAGCAGGTCAATCAATTAGGAGGCTTGTCAGCTTCTGAAAGACGCCAATTGGTGGGCGAATCAAGGGCTGATAATGCGAGTCATGGCACTCGCCTCGTTCGCGTGTGGCAAGGAGAAACACATCAAGTGACTGTGTTAGTGGATGGGTATCTTTATCAAGATCAACACTGGAAGAGTTTATCTGCCATTGCTAAAGCGATCACGGGCACGCCTTGGTCGGGACCTGTGTTCTTTGGGATAAAGAAATCATGAGTAAGGTGACCTTACGTTGTGCGATCTATACCCGTAAATCATCTGAAGAAGGACTGGAGCAAGGATTTAACTCACTCGATGCACAACGAGAAGCTTGTGAAGCGTTTATCTTAAGTCAACAACATGAGGGATGGAAAGTCATTCCAACTTTATATGACGATGGCGGATATTCTGGGGGGAATATTGAACGCCCTGCTCTCAAACAACTATTAGCGGATATTGATCAAAAGAAAGTCAATGTTGTCGTTGTGTATAAGGTTGATCGACTCACTCGTTCATTGGCTGACTTTGCGAAGATTGTAGAACAGTTTGATGCCAAGGGCATTTCGTTTGTGTCTGTGACACAGCAGTTTAATACCACAAGCTCTATGGGACGACTGACACTGAATGTGCTATTGTCATTCGCGCAATTTGAACGTGAAGTCACGGGGGAGCGTATTCGGGACAAGATTGCTGCTTCGAAACAAAAAGGGTTATGGATGGGCGGAACGGTTGCCATTGGTTATATGGGCCATGAACGAACATTAGTGATTGATCAAGATTCTTCAAAAGTGATTCAAACCATTTACCAGCGTTATCTTGCATTGGGTAGCATTAGAACGCTTAAAATGGAACTGGATAAACAAAGGGTTTATTCTCCCAAAAGAATGCATGCGACAGGTCTTGCGTATGGCGGGGTGCCCTTTAGTCGAGGCAACTTACAGCGCATTCTGACTAATCCAGTCTATATCGGCAAAATCACGCACTTTGGCAAAGTCTATGAAGGTCAGCATCCGCCTATTATTGATTTGCCTTTATGGGACGCCGTCCAAGCTAAAATATCTGCTAATAAACAAGCACACCAAGAAAGACCAAGAGCCCCTTCAGATAGTTTACTGACAGGACTTCTATTTGACGCTGATGGGCAAAGACTCTCTCCATCCCATAGTCAAAAGCAATCAAAACGTTTTAGATATTATCTCTCACATCAACTTGTTAATGGAGGTAGAGCATCAGCGCCTAAGGGCATTCGTATTCCAGCACAAGCGTTAGAAACGTTAGTGATTACACAACTTTGTGATTGGCTTAACAATACAGAACTATTATTAGAAGCCATCAACCCAGAAGCTGCGTTGATACAGAACTTATTGGCTGACGCGCAAAAGCTCGCAAGAGTTTTAGAAGAAAATAAAACCGAGCAATTTGATTTACTACGGCAACTGCTTGAACGGGTAGAGGTTGGTCATGACTACCTCACCGTTTCAATCAAAGCATCAGCGTTAATGCCTATAGGTGAGGAAATCCTTATTCATGTCAGAACAAATATCACCATGAAGCGTTGCGGGTACGCGATGCGGCTTTTGATTACGGATAGTCAAAACAATCAATCGCTCAGAGATCAACACTTAGTTGATTACCTCTCAAAAGCCTACCGCTGGTTGAATCTCATCACCACCGGCAAAGTACAAAGTATTAAGGAAATTGCGGAGTCAGAAAAACTTGATCAATTCCATGTCGCAAGAATGATCAACAAAGCATTCCTCGCACCCGACATCATTCGGGCCATTTTGAACGGCACACAACCCGCTCATTTCTCTCTTAAATATCTCAAACAGTTTCGTGCTCTACCAAGTGATTGGAATGAACAAAAGTCTCTGTTGCAATGCACGCAATAAAGCTCAGGGCATGCCAAACATGACCACTGAGAGAACTCAAGAATAAAGGGAAAATATGACGAATTACAGGGCATGCAGAGAATGTAGAAAAACAAAAAGCCCCGGTTTCGCGGGGCTTTTGAGTCAATTGCGTTGCTTCATTAAACATACGCTAATTAGTGGCGGAGCGGACGGGACTCGAACCCGCGACCCCCGGCGTGACAGGCCGGTATTCTAACCAACTGAACTACCGCTCCTAAACTTGTTGCATTCCATAACACTTGCAACTTAGTTGCCAGTTAGTTACTGGTAGTGCATACGTTGATGACTGGTGGGTGCTAACGGGGTCGAACCGCTGACATTCGCCTTGTAAGGGCGACGCTCTACCAACTGAGCTAAGCACCCGTCTTCATCAACGAAGACCGCTAGTTTACACTATCTTTTAGCGCTTTACCAGCCCTAAATTTAGGAGATTTAGCAGCCTTGATTCTAATTTCGGCACCAGTGCGAGGATTACGACCACTTCTAGCCGCACGATCACCTACATAAAATGTACCAAAACCAATCAATGTTACGGCATCACCCTTTTTTAAGGCTTTGGTGATAGTAGACGTTGCAGCATCTAAAGAACGGCCAGCAGCAGCTTTAGAAATTCCAGCGGCTTTAGCAATATGGTCAATCAAATCTGATTTATTCACTTGTAATCCCCTTTCGTCATTATTAATATAAGCAGGCTTCTCCCTGTATCTAGCTTTATAGCAAGCCACAAAAGCTTATGTCAAGCCTTTGTGACAAATTTACACAGAAATGCGGAATATATCGTTAATGTTTTGTGACTACAGTGACTTCAGACTCCTTTGCTTCAACCTCTGCATTGACGAGAGCTGGCGCTACAACCAACTCATCCAAAGGCGTTGGACTGCGTTCTAGCGCAAATTCCAGCACCTCATCTATCCATTTAACTGGATGGATTTCCAACCCACTTTTAATATTTTCTGGAATCTCTGTTAAATCTTTCACGTTCTGGTCAGGAATCAACACTATTTTGATACCACCGCGGTGTGCTGCTAATAGTTTTTCTTTGAGCCCGCCAATTGGTAAGACTTCACCTCGCAACGTAATTTCACCCGTCATTGCCACATCCGCACGCACTGGTATTTTAGTCAGCACTGATACCAAGGCTGTACAAATACCGATACCAGCACTTGGACCATCTTTTGGTGTAGCACCTTCTGGGAAGTGAATATGAATATCGTTTTTCTCGTAAAAGTCTTCAGCGATGCCCAAGCGTTTAGCACGGCTCCGTACAACGCTCATCGCAGCCTGAATAGACTCTTGCATGACTTCACCAAGCTTACCCGTTTTAATGGCCACACCTTTA